TGGCAAAATTGGCAGAGAATACCGAGTTTGCGGATGCGGAAAAAACAGGCTGGTGGTCGAAGATAAAGAACTTTTTCATTGATATGTTGGTGCAAGCAGGTGTAACATTGAAAAAGAAAATCAGCGACAATGAATTGCGTTATATTCTTTGGAAGAGCTATAAACATCTATCAGAACCAAATCAATACGTCTCTATTAATGTGGCAGAAGATACGGTTATGCAAAAGAATCTTGGTGTAGGCAGATTCAAAGAAGACAAGTTATTTAGTGACGGAGACCCTATTGAAAAAGATAGGGTTTCAGTAAGAGACAGTTACGAACGTGAACTCGCATCAAGTCTTTACCAATTCCAAGAAGCAATGCAGGATAGTATGCTTGGACTAAAAACGCTGATGGATAAGATAGAAAAAGCGACAGGTCATAAAATCGCAGACTACGAGAACGCATACATGACAGAAAACGCTATGAGTAGTAAGAGCAAAGCGGAAGCTGATGTGTATAAGAACATGCTTATGAAACCTCTCATCGAGACTTTATCGGATTTGAAGAAGAAAGGAGCAACACAACAGGAGATTACAGACTATATGATGGCTAAACATGGTCTGGAACGTAATGTTGTTATGGCAGGACGTAATGCAAAGACAGCCTTTGACGAATATCAGAAGACTACGCCAAACGGAAATAAGACACTTCAAGATTTCATTGACAGTTATAGGGAGAACGATTATGCAGGTTTAACGGCATTGACAGGAGAAAAAGAGGTCGTAGATGCAGAACTTGCCGCACAACAAATGGTAGATAGTTTTGAAACAAACTTCCCGACAGATGAATTGTGGGTGAAAACAAATGCCTGTACAAAAGCGACACTATCAAAATTGTATGAAAGCGGAATACTTGATAAGGATACCTACGAGGGAGTGAGAGATATGTATGAAAACTACATACCTTTGAGAGGTTGGGACGAAAAAACATCTGATGAGGTTTACGGTTATCTTACGGATAAGTCTGGACCCATGAACGGAAGTATAATGAAAAAGGCAGAGGGAAGAAAGAGTAAAGCAGACGACCCCATTGCCACTATTGCAGCAATGGCTGAAAGCGGAATTTCGCAAGGTAATAGAAATCTTATGAAACAGCGGTTCTTGAATCTTGTCCTAAATAATCCAAGTGATGCTGTCAGTGTAAACAGTTTATGGTTGAAGCATAATGAAATCACAGATGAATGGAATCCTGTATTTCCTGACAACATTGAGGATAACGATACAGCCGCAGAAGTAGAACAGAAAGTTAAGGACTTTGAGGAAAAGATGGAACAACTATCAGAATCAGCCCCAGATATGTATAAACATGGGAAAGATACGGTAGGCATTCCATACATAGTAAAAGACCAGAATAGACGTGAACATCAAGTACTTGTTAAACGTAACGGACGAACTTACGTTCTAACCATTAACGGCAATCCGAGAGCTGCCCAAGCATTAAATGGACTTTCAAATCCTGATGTTGAAATGAAAGGTGCAATCGGGAATATTCTCAAAGCAGGTGAGTATATCAACAGGCAGATGAGTGCTTTCTATACTACCAGAAATCCGAACTTCATTGCAAGTAACTTCATTCGTGATGCCTTGTATGCAAACAGTATGGTATGGGTAAAAGAAAAACCAAACTACGCACTTCGTTATCATCGAAACTTCGGAAAGGTCAATCCAAAAAGATTGAAATCACTTCTTTCAAAACATGAAAATGGAACTTTGGATATGAGTAAACCTATTGAACGTTTATTCCATCAGTTCATGATGAATGGTGGTGAAACTGGTTATACAGTCCAAAGAGACATTGACAAACATAAGCAAGCGATAAAGAAAGAACTTTCTGTTATGGGTGACAATATACCTGTACGCAAAGCCATCAATATTCTTGGAGAGAAATTCGATGATTTGAACAGAGCCGTTGAGAACTGTGCGAGATTTGCCGCTTTTGTCACATCAAGACAAATGGGAAGAAGCATTGACCGAAGCATCTACGATGCAAAGGAAATCAGTGTGAACTTTAACAAGAAAGGTTCTGGAGCAAAGTTCTTAGGAACAAACGGACAAACGAAACTTGGAAATATAGGAGCTTTTGTTTCTGGTGGTGGTCGAATTGGTTATGTATTTTGGAATGCTGCAATACAAGGCACATTCAATGCAGGAAAGGCTATAAAGAATCATCCTGCAAAAGGAATTGGAATGTTGGCTGCAACTTTCTTACTTGGTGCATTAGTTCCTGCATTGGCAGGAGATGGTGACGGAGACGATGATAAGAACTACTATAACCTGCCAGATTTTGTAAGACGTTCAAATATTTGTTTTAGAATAGGTGACAAATGGATAACAATTCCATTGTCTGTTGAAATGCGTGCCATGTATGGAATGGGAGAACTTGCAACAAGTGTAATGAGCGGAAATGAAAAGTTGTCAGCAGGAGAAATATCAAGGAAGATAGCAGAGCAGATAAGCCAGACACTCCCACTTGACTTTATGGAGGGTGACGGAGGTCTTTCTGCAATGATACCAAGTTCTGTTAAACCATTATGGGAAGCTCATACTAATAAGGATTGGACTGGTCTACCACTGTATAAGGACACCCAATTTAATAAAAATATGCCAGAGTGGACTAAGGCGTATAACAGGACAAACAAACTCATGGTTAAATTGAGCGAGGAAAGCAACCGAGTTAGTGGAGGTGACAAATATACGAAAGGTTGGGCAGATTGGAATCCTGCAATCATAGAGCATCTTCTTGAAGGTGCATTCGGAGGCGTGACGACTACGATAAACCAGATGGTTAAGACTGGTGAAACTATTAGTGGTGAACGAGACTTCGATTGGAGAAATATTCCTATTGCATCCCGTGTAGTCAAGAATGCCGATGAACGCACGCAAATGCGTAATGTAAACGAAAAGTATTTCAAATATGTAGATGAATACAATCGCACAAAGCAACGCATCAATGGATATGAGGAAGAAGCCGACAACGGATCTTTAGAATATGCAGAGAAGATAGACTTCTTAAATAATAGCCCAGAGTTCAGACGTTATGAAATAATGGAAGATTACATTTCTGATATAAGAAGCTTGAACGAAGACATCAAAGATGCAGAGAGCGATGAAGAAAGAAAAACGTATCAAGATGAGCAGAACGAGTTAAAGAAAGAAATGCTTGAAGCTATTATGGAATCAGGAGGAAATAAATAAAAAGACGGAAACGCTTGCAATGATTACTTTTGCAGAAAGGTAGTCATTGTAAGGCAACCGTTTACAAAAACAAATGATTATGGCAGAAGAAAGACTTATACCGCTTAGCAGAATACGCCCAGACACTGAAATGGACACTGTTGCAAACTCAAAACAATTTGGGGAACGCAGGGCTTTCAGTGTGTTGATGGAAGCCCAGCAATACTGGAACAATATGTCCGAGTTCCGTAAGGAGAGAGAACGCAACAAACGTTACACCTACGGAGATCAGTGGAAAGATATTATCACTGTTGATGGAGAAACAATGACTGAGGAAGAGTATATCAAGACACAAGGTAACGTTCCATTGAAAAACAACCTTATCAGAAGACTTGTGCGAAATGTGCTTGGAGTTTATCGCAGCCAGAGTAAAGAGCCGACTTGTACGGCACGTGACAGGGACGAACAGAAACTTGGAGAAACCATGAGTACGATACTTCAATGTAACATGCAGCTTAACCGACTGGCAGAAGTTAACGCACGTACAATGGAGGAATTTCTTATAAGTGGTTTTATTGTACATCGTAAATGGTTCGGATGGAGGAATGACAAATGCGACTGTTGGACAGACTACGTTCAACCAAACAATTTCTTCATAGACAATAACATGCGTGATTTCCGTGGTTGGGATTGCAGTTGCGTTGGAGAGGTGCATGATGTCAGCTTCGAGACACTGTGCAGACAATTTGCAGAATGTCCCGAAGATTATGACAGATTGAGGCGTATATATTCTTTTGCACATAAAAAGCAATATATATCAACCAATTGTGAGCATTTTGGATATTCAAGGTTACAGAACTATGATTTTCTGTTTACGTCAGACCCGACAAGATGCAGAGTTATTGAGGTATGGAGGAAAGAAAGCAAACCACGTTACCGTTGTCATGATTTCAACAATGGAGATGTGTACAAGATTGAGGAATCAGATTATTCAGAAATGGTGGATGCCGTAAATGCAGGCAGGTTGCAAAGAGGACTTGCAGCAGGTATGGCAGAAGATGATATTCCAATTATAAAGGCTAAATGGTTCATGGATGATTATTGGTATTACTATTACCTCACACCATTTGGTGACATACTTAGCGAGGGAGAGACACCATACGAGCATAAAAGCCATCCATACGTATTCAAGGCATATCCGTTTATTGACGGTGAGATACATTCATTCGTAGCTGACGTTATAGACCAACAGCGATATACAAACAGGCTTATCACTCTTTATGACTGGATAATGAGGGCATCGGCAAAAGGCGTGTTGTTGTTCCCAGAAGAATGTTTGCCTAAAGGAATGGCTATAGAAGATATTTCTGATGAATGGAGCCGTTTTAACGGCGTAATAGCAATAAAGACGAAAGGAAATGCACAGATACCGCAACAAATTGCGAATAACTCTACTAATATCGGTATATCAGAACTCCTAAATATTCAGCTAAAGTTCTTTGAGGACATATCAGGCGTGAACGGAGCATTGCAAGGAAAGCCCGGCTATTCTGGTATGAGTGGAAGTCTTTACTCACAACAGACGCAGAACGCTACCACATCACTTCTTGATTTGCTTGAAAGCTTCTCTATGTTCGTAATTGATTCTGCCTACAAAGATGTGAAGAACATACAGCAGTATTATGATACAAAACGAGTATTCAATATAGCTGGCAAGAGTGGAGCGCAGATAGAATATGACCCGAAGAAGATACGAGATATAGAGTTTGACCTTTCAATTATCGAAAGTACGGCAACTCCTGCTTATCGACAGATGGCAAATGAGTTCCTCATGGAAATATGGAAGAGCGGACAAATATCGCTTCAACAGATGTTGGAACACGGAGAGTTCCCATTTGCAGACGAACTACTTCAAAGTTTACAGAGCCAACAAGAGCAGCTTAAACAAGGTCAGACACCTGACGGACTTTCTCCAGAGGTGCAACAGCAAGTACAACAAGGTGCAAATATGGATGCCGTGAACAAGGCTTACGGAATGATTTCAGGACAGCAGAAGCAACAGAATGCTGCCTAACAAAGATAGAGGGAAACAGTTTTTCTGTTTCCCTCTTACTTACTTGTGAATTTTTGTAGGTTTACCGTGCATAGTATATGTTGCCAAATTGTCATTTGACAATGTGGCAATTCCTGAAAGGTCAGGCTTTTTTATTTGCTTTGGCATTTTTTCTTTCTTTTTTTGCCTTACGAGTAGCCTCAACCCAATCAAAGTATTGCATAATTTTCTTCTTTCTATACGATCGAGAAAGATAACCATCACCATTTCGATAAGGAGTGAAATAGAATGATTCAACGATAAGGTTATTCACACGAGCAGAATAATTGATGTAATTCTTGTGTTTCAGTATTCTGAAATTCTTTCTGTCAAGAATTACCAATTTGTTTGCACTCGGTACAACATAATAACGTTGACCAGTTTCAGCGTGTGCCTTGTCAGCACGATTAACCGCTTCACGAAGTCGCAAGTAAGCGACAAATTTTGCAAGTACGTTCATATTCAATTATTTATAAGTTATTAAATGGTTGCCGCAGATACAACTTTCTTGTGTTGGCGACATCGTAAATTTATTTTTATACGTTTGACGATTTTAGGAATATCCATTTCGAAGAAACAGATGTGTAACCCTATTGCACGAGTCATCAACAAGTCATCATGTTTTCCCACAATAGCACCGAAAGCACAATTTTTTTTCTTTTCGTATGTGAGGTATTCATCAAGGCATCTTTCA